TTGCACTTACTGGTGAAGCCCTTAAACAATTTAAAGGCGGGCGACAAAATGACGCCACCCTTAAATTCGTATCAGTGTTGTATTTATGGACCGAAGAAGGTGCTTTTCTGTTGGCAAAATCGCTCAACAGTGAAAAAGCATGGCAAGCTTATAACTTGCTTGTTTCACAGTACTACCAAATCACTAAAGGCTTGCAGCAAGAGCAGCCTGTTTCATTGCCCTATGACGAAAAGCGTTTTTTAGCTTTGGAGCAACGTGTCCAAGAAATTGAGCTACGGCTACAAGGAGTTACGCTACATACGGGAGAACAGAAACGTCTACGACAGGCAGTGACTGAGCGTGTTGATCAATTGTGCTCTGTTCAAGCCCGTCGTCCCGCCTGTTTTGCGTCCATTTACCGGGAAATAAAAAGACGTTATCAAGTGGATTCGTATCGAGATGTACCACAGTGCAAACTGCAAGATGCTTTGTACTTTGTGGCTACATGGAAGGGAGGGGCAGATGCATGAATTTACTCATCAATGAGCCGCCTTTGCAAGTTCTACCTAGTTTAGCTGCTAAGGTGGGATTGAATGAGGCGATTATACTACAGCAATTGCACTTTAAAACGCTTATTTCTGCGCATATTCATGATGGTCATAAGTGGGTTTTTAACAGCTATCAGCAATGGCAAAATGAGTTTCCATTTTGGTCTGAAAAAACGATAAAGCGTGCAATTAGGAAGCTAGAAGATGATGGCTATATTTTCTCCACAGATGAATTTAACAAATACAAGATCGACAAGACAAAATGGTATCGGCTGAATTATACAAAATTGGGTTATTTAACGATGGGACAACATGACCCTTCGAACGAGACAAAATGTCCTGACACATGGGGACAAAGTGACCCCACACATGAGGACAAGTTGACCCCATCTAGTAGGGACACTTTGACCCCACCAATAACCAAAGATATTAAGAGTATTAAAAATAATATTGTCGAGCAGCTCGACATTGCGCATGAAATTATTAAGTATTTAAACCAAACTGCTCAGAAAAATTTCAAAGCATCAACGGCAGCCACGAAGCGACTCATCAACGCTCGACTTGCAGAAGGCTATACGCTAGAGCATTTCAAGTGCGTAATTGATACAAAGGTCAAGCAGTGGCTGCACAACCCTGAGATGAATAAATACTTACGACCAGACACGTTGTTCAACGCCACGAAGTTTGAAGGTTACTTGAACGAGACTCAAAGTATGCAGCCCATTCAGCATAATTCGTCTGGTCCACTGGATTTAGATTTTAGCAAGGGAGAGGATCTGTAATGGAATTACAAAACATTAGCATTGAGCTAGCAGAAAAAAGTTTACTAGGCACGATGCTGCATGAAAATTATTTGATTGCAGATAGCAACATAGAGGCAGCCCATTTTTCATCACAGGTGCACAAAAATATTTTCTCTAGCATGCTTCAGCTTGTCGGTGAGCGTAAAGCAGTCGACTATATCACATTGCTGACAACGCGAGAGCCGATTGAACTTGGAGGGGCAAATTATCTAGCAGAGCTTGGCAACTTCGCCAGTGGAACAAATTACGAGCAGTACCAAAACATTGTGCTTGAAAGTTGGCGAGAGCGCTCTAAACGTCAAATCATGGAGCAAGCACAGCAAGAGGATTGGGGCATTGCAGAGATTCAACAGGCATTGGACAAGCTAACAACCCAACATACCAGTACAAATACGAGCATCAAAGCAGATTTAATGCAAATGGCAAATCGACCTTTCGAGCAAGAAAACGTCAAAACAGGTGTGCCTACAGGATTACTTGACTTGGATAAAATGCTTAACGGCTTTCAAGATGCAGAGTTGACTATTATTGCCGCAAGACCCTCTATGGGGAAAACAGACACGATGAATCATCTTGCGCTAAATGCTGGGTGGAATGGCTATGTACCGATCATCTTCTCACTGGAAATGAGCCGGACAACATTGATTGATCGACTGATTGCAACAGCAGGGAATTTTAATCGCTTAAAGATGCGTAATCCCTTTGAATATTTTACAGACGGACAAAAAGAAAAGTGGATGTCAACACTCGGCATGATAGACAATGCCAATATCGAAATTGATGATCGAGCAGGGCTGACAGTATCTCAGATTCGTGCAACAGCTCGTAAAATCATCAAGTCCAATCCTGGTAAAAAGCCAATTATTTTGATTGATTACTTGCAAATCATTCGTGGAAATAACCCACGCGATAATCAGACCCAAGCAATTGGGCAAATCTCATGGGATTTAAAACAAATGGCAAAGGAGTTTAACTGCCCTGTTATTTGTTTATCACAACTCAATCGAAGTGTGGAACAACGCCAGGACAAGCGACCTGTAATGAGTGACTTGCGAGACTCAGGCAATATCGAACAGGATGCAGATGTCATAGCATTTTTATATCGTGACGATTACTATTCCAAGGAATCCGAAAGTAAAAATATTTTGGAGTTCATTATCGCCAAACACCGTAATGGACCAACTGGCACTGTATCCGCAGCCTATATAAAAGACACAGGCCGTCTATCAAATATTTCCTGGGGAACTATGAAATGAATGAAATAATTACAGTAAAGGAGATATTGGAATATGCCACAGAGTTTGAATTATGCCGCCTTGCCCATCAAGTATTTTGGGCTGTATCTACAAAACAAATTAATCTAGCGGAGGATTCTAATAAATTACTAGAGCTGATTTATGATGAGGCTGCTGTTCATGAAATGACAGAGCGTAACGTGCTTGGGATTGGCCGCATTAAGCTATATGTCGTAGAAAGTTTTGCCCAATATGCCTTTTACTTTGCCAGTAATCCACTGGAAGTCAGTTTATTGCACCGTGAGAAATTTGGTGAACGTACAGGAATCATTACGGAGGCCCATCGACTATTGACTAAAGTGATGTATTTCGCTGATTTGGATATTCAAATTTCATTAATTGATCACCGCAAAACTATCGTACAATTTCCTGCTTATCTTGGACATGCAGCTGCAGGTCAATATATTTTGCATCGTCTAGATCAGCACAAAGGGGTGAGAAGTATTGTCTAAGCAGGAACGTGAGGAGATCATTGCTATTATCATGCTACGTAAAAATTATGCGGAGGAAATGCTACGCAATATGTCAGACGAGCAGCTATTAAAAACGTTGGATGAGTTGTGATTTTGAAGGGGAGGAACAGGTAAATGAAATTTAGAAAATGGTTATCGTTGTCTCTAGAACGTCGTCTAGTGATTATTAGTAATGCCATTCATACTAAAAATGTTTTTAAGAGAAAAATCTAACTTAGGGGAAATAGGGATGATGAAGATGGATAATGTAAATATTTACGAAATTATTGGCACTTCTTTTGATCCTATATACATGGCACTGCACCAACTTAGTAATAATGCAGAAATTGTTATCGATAAATATACCATTCGGAAAACAGATAAATTTTACGAAATAGAAAATGGAGACTTGCATGAATGCTTTAGTGAAAAAGAGAAGTGCTATCAATTTCTAAACAATTTGATCATGACCAATTAAGAAAAGCTATGGGGGCAACCATAGCTCTTCAATAACAAAGGCTTCTCCCTTGCTACCAGTAAAACCATTATAGCATAAGGGGGAAGTTTTTGTGAGAATGAAAGAGTTAAAAGTTGGTGTTGATGGAAACCTTTATCTTGATATAATGGAATTACCTGAGACTTGTGTAATAGTTCTTTCGAAAGGTGTGGCCAAGATTTCAGAGCTTCCAGCTCATGCCGAGACAAAAATTATAACCTACCAAGGTCAGGTAAAGAGAGTTAAATGGGATGAGGGGGAAGAGTTTTGAGTATAGTTAGAAAAATTATGATAATTGAAGCAGAAATTGTAAAGAGCAAAAATAAAAGATATTCATTGAAGAAATCTTGGATAGAATCTGGGGAACAAAAAAAACGATTTGTTGTAATTATGCATAATCCAAATGTAGCTAATGAAATTAAAGGAGATAAATCTTCTAATTTATGTTTAAATAAGGCTGTTGATGCTGGTTGTAACGAAATTGTAGTTGTAAATTTGTACTCAACTAGAGGACCAGAATCGAGTGTATTAGATTCAGCAGATAAAGTTTATGAAAAAAGAAATTTGAAAGCTATTAAAGGAGCTCTTAGTGAATGTGATACCTTGGTATTAGCATGGGGTGATGATCCTGGACCGGTGGTAGATAATGAGGAGTTTATTAACTTGTTGGTAAACTTCAATGGCGACATAAAGTGTTTTGGAACTAATAAAAGCGGGGAACCCGCTCATCCCAGAAATAAAGGGGAGAATACTAAACTAATTGATTTTGATTTAAATAAATATCTCAATGCTTAGATCTAACAACCTATTGAGCAAAAAATAATTAGTTGAAACTAAAAGGATGGAGTATTTAAATGTATAAAGTTTCTTCAGATAAAGAAAAAAATTTCTATAAAAAAATAAAAAAAGTTTATAGTGGAGAAAACTTTATTGACAACAAAAAATGTGAAGTTTTGGTAGAGTTGATTTTTAAATTTTATTTACAAAATCCACTTTATTATCATTACTTACATTGTTTAGATAGAAATGATAATTATATTTCAAGTATATCATTGCAAAATATATACACTCAGCAACAAATTGAAAATTTGATATCTCAATTAGAGCATTATTTAAACCGACAATCTCAAAAACAGTCCATTTCTATATCAAGTGAAGCAATAGGATTTACTGCTTTAGCGATATTGATTAGTTTTGGTGGTTCCGCAATTATAGAGTATTCCTCAAAGCTTTCTATATTAGTTGTTTTTTTACTACTAGCCTCAGTCTTAGTTTATGTAGGAACTTTCTGGAAAAATAATAGAATTATTAGCAAAATTGAAAATGTCATAGCATTATTACAACATTTTAATTAAGATATTGCCCTACCAGCTCACTGGAGGACAACAATTTATTGCAGTGTACAACTGCTGTCTTTGTCGTCCTTTAATAAGAAAATATTTTAACATCTTCATCTAAATTACGATATGCTACTAATTCGGCTTTGACACAATCTAATAACTCTATTTCAAAATATGTTATGTGTTCGGAGTTGGTTAACATGTTATATAGGAACGATTCAATGAGATTATCCATTTGAAGATGAAATCAAAGAAAGGCATCTATCAATTTTTAAAAAAACACAAATTACAAATTGCATGATATTTTATGAGCTAAGGAGGATACAATGTATTGTAAAAAGAGTGATTTTTAGAAAGGTAGGCAGTTATGGTGGTAGATGATATTAGACCCTCTGAAGCAGAAGTTGAGTTTTTAAATATGGCTTATAACAAATTTTATGATATCTATGAAGAAACTTTTGAAGAAGAATTTTGGGAAAAGGATGATTATTACCGTTTTTTCAGAATAAAAAATGCTTTTGAAATCTATTCTGAATTATTGAATTATGAACCCATTAAATGGGTGATAGATGCAATAAAAGAAAAACGTTCTCCAATGGAAGGCGAAATAGGAAGTGAATTATTTAAATGTATTAGAAACATAGTTGCACATTTTCCATTTTACGATACTTGGGATGAGGTCTGGATTAATAAGTCAATAGTTAATTGGTATAGAAGAGGGCAAACGATTGATAGATTTATGGAGAAATATACTGGGAGAGGTGAGATAAAATACCGGTTTTGGGAAGCTAATAAAAAGCAAATGACTTATTTAAAAATCACTTTTCCTAATGAATATAATGAAAACTCTAAAATATATCTTAAAGACATTTTGTCAGAAAAAGAAGGAGTAAAATTTTCTCTCATTCTGATGAGGAGGATAATAGATACACAAATTATTGTTTAAAAGGAGATGGGAAAGTTTTCTTATTATTCAAAGTATTTATTGTCTCTGCAATTCACCCTCTACAATAAACTATTAATACAAAATATTGGTGCCGATGGTATTTTTTATATTAATATAATAGGTTTATCTGAAACTTGTGTGATAGTTCTTTCTTAGTATGGCAAAGGTTTTCCAGCCCACACCAAAACAAAGCTCGTCACATACCAAGAGCAGGAGAATTCGAAATTGATGTTGCTACAGTTCTTTCAACATTGTTAGCTTTTTTCTCTATATTTTTATCTTCGATTTTTTATTTTAAAGCTACTGAGCAAAGCAATGACTTTTATGATAGATCATATACTCATACACGTGATATTGCAAATACACTATCTAAAATGGATGGAAGCTTCAGCGAGGCATTGAGAAATATTGAAGAAT